ATATGGATAATGTTGAAGTAAGAGGAACCGTTATTTACAGAGTGGCATAAATAAGTCATTATACTCTAAAATCATGAATAAAGAAGAATTAAAATCACTTTGGGGTGCTGAAAACACCGAAAATGAAGAAATTACTGAAGAAAAAAAGCAAGTAATTCAAGAAGTTATGCATGATGATATTAATTCTCAAAAATTGACATAAATAAAGTCAGAATACTCTAATAAAATGGCAATTCAGAGGATATCAAGATCATTTAAGGACATTAGTTTGTCTTTTGATCGTCATCCTGTGACAAATGACATAAATATTCTCAAAAATGAGAACGCAATTAAGCGTTCTGTGAGAAATTTAGTCCAGACTATCCCAACAGAGCGTTTTTTTAACCCTCTTTTAGGTTCTCAAGTGAGAAGAAGTCTATTTGACTTCGTTGATTTTGGTACTGCATCAGTTATACAGTCAGAAATTGAAACTACACTAGAAAACTTTGAAGACAGAGTTGAAAATGTTGTAGTTGAGGTAGAACCAAACCCAGATATTAATGAATTTGAGGTAATTGTGATATTTGACATTGTAGGACAAGAGTTTCCAACACAAGAATACTCATTTATGCTAGAAGCTACAAGATAATATGCCTTTTACTAAATTTTCCAACCTAGATTACGATCAAATCAAGACTTCTATCAAAGATTATCTTCGTGCTAACTCAACTTTCACGGATTTTGACTTTGAGGGGTCTAATTTTTCTGTTTTAATTGATACTTTAGCATATAACACATATATTACGGCATTTAACTCAAATATGGTTATAAATGAGTCATTTTTAGACTCTGCTGTTCTTCGTGAGAATGTGGTATCTCTTGCAAGAAATATAGGTTATGTACCACGTTCTAGGACTGCTGCAAGGGCAATTATTTCATTTTCTATACCAATTAGTTCACAATCATTAACTCTTCCTGACGGATCTACTGTAACTGAGCCAGTAACGGCAAATGCGATACTTGCACCTGGATTAGTTGCTATGGGATCTAAAAATCAGACCGATTTTGTCTTTTCTGTCCCAGAATTAGTATCTACAGTAGTTGAATCTAATACAACTGGTAGTTATGTTGCTAATTTTGATGATGTTACTGTATATCAGGGTATATTTGTTGAACAAGAATTTGTAGTTAATGGATCATTAGATCAGAGATTTGTATTAAATAACTCATTTATTGATACTTCAACACTTGCAGTATATGTAAATGGTCCATCCGATAATAGTAGTGGCACATTATTAAAGCAATTAGGAAGAAAATATAATAAAATTGATAACATTGTTAATGTAAAGGAGAAATCAGAGACATATTTAATACAAGAAGTACAAGATGAGAAATATGAATTATTATTTGGTGATGGTATTTTTGGTAAAAAATTAGAGAATAATACTGTAATTACTGCAAGGTATATTGTAACCGATGGTAAAGATGGTAATGGACCTGGTGGTAAAGCAGGAACTAGTGGTGTATTTACTTTTGCAGGTACATTAAAAGACGTTTTAGGTAATAATATACCAATATCTACTACACCTGCCGTAACAACGGTACAACCTGCCACTAATGGTGGTGATATAGAAAATATCGACTCTGTTAAATACTTTGCTCCTAGACTCTATGCAGCACAACACAGGGCGGTTACAGGTAGAGATTATGAGTCTATTATACCTACAATCTATCCAAATGCAGAGTCAGTTTCAGTTGTGGGTGGTGAAGAGTTAGATCCACCACAATTTGGTACAGTTTTGATTACAATTAAACCAAAAAATGGTGAATATGTATCAGATTTTGATAAGAGTCAAATACTTAATAATCTAAAAAATTATTCTCTTACTGGTATTAACCAAAAGATATTAGATCTTAAGATGTTATATGTGGAATTGGATAGTTCCATATATTATAATTCATCTATGGTTGGTAGTGTTAATGATCTTAAGACAAAAGTTACTAGTGCATTATCAACATATGGAAAATCTACCCAACTTAATAAATTTGGAGGAAGATTTAAGTATAGTAAAGTCTTGACTGTCATTGATAGTGTTGACAGTGCAATTACATCAAATATTACTAAAGTAAGAATTAGAAGAAATCTAAAGGCAATTCTGAACACTTTTGCACAATATGAGTTATGTTATGGAAATAAATTCCATATCAACTCTGATGGTATGGGTATTAAGAGTACTGGATTTAAGATATCAGGTGAAAGTGATACTGTTTATATTACAGATACACCAAATAAGGATGTAAATGGTAACTTAGATGGATCTAATATGGGTACTATTTCCATAGTTAAGAAAGATTTGGTGAACGATAAGACTCAAGTTGTTATTTCTTCTGCTGGAACAGTAGATTATAGTATTGGTGAGATAATTATTCAGACTATTAATATCGTATCTACTGATAAACCAAATGATATTATTGAAATACAAGCATTCCCAGAATCTAATGATGTAATTGGACTTAAAGATTTATACCTAGAATTTAGCATTTCTGATAGTGCAATAAATATGGTAAGAGATACAATTACTTCTGGCGAACAAATATCTGGTGTCGGATTTAAGGTAACATCAAGTTATACTAACGGAGAACTAACAAGGGGATAAAATATGATAACCACTGGGTTTGATGCTAAAGTAAAAATACAGCAAATAATTGAGAACCAACTGCCAGAATATCTTCTGTCAGAAAGTCCTAAAGCTGTTGAATTTTTTAAGCAATATTATATTTCGCAAGAATTTCAAGGTGGTACTATTGATATTATTGATAATTTAGATCAATATACAAAATTAGACAATTTAACCCCAGAAGTAATTACAGATACTGCTACTCTTTCTGCTGGTATTAGTACAACTAGTGGTGGTACTGCAAATGATCCTTTAATAGTAAATGTTAGTAGTACAAAGGGTTTTCCAGACCAATACGGTCTTTTTAAGATTGATGATGAGATTTTTACATATACAGATAAAACTGCTACTACTTTTAATGGTGTTATACGTGGATTTAGTGGTGTAACTGAATATGATACTGATAATGATAAAGGTGAATTAGTATTTTCATCTTCTTCAGCAGCAACACATGCTTCTGATTCTAAAATAATCAATCTTAGTAGTCTATTCCTAAAAGAATTTTATAAAAAGATTAAGTATAGTCTTACACCTGGATTAGAAGATTCACCTTTTGTTAAAGAACTTGATGTAAGTAATTTTATAAAAGAATCAAGGTCTTTTTATGAAGCAAAAGGTACTGAAGAATCTTTTAGAATATTATTTGAGGTATTGTATGGTGTTAAACCAAAAGTAGTAGATTTAGAGCAATTTCTTGTAAAACCGTCTTCTGCAGAATTTATTAGACGTGAAGTTGTAATTGCAGAGAGTATTTCGGGAGATCCTAATAAATTAGTTGGTCAAACTATCACAAAATCAACAGATTCAGGTACTAGGGCATCTGTATCTGAAGTTGAACCATTTACTAGAACTATAGATGGAAGTAATAAGACATATTATAAGTTAAGTTTATTTGTTGGATATAATGATAGAGATCTTATTGAAGGTACTTTCAGTGTTCCAGGAAAAACCAAAGTAATTGGTGATGTATCAATAGGATCTTCTGTTATTACTGTAGATTCTACAATTGGATTTAATAATAGTGGTATTGTTATTTCTAATGGAAATTATGTCAATTATACTGATAAAACAGTTAATCAGTTCTTAAATTGTACTGGTATAGGAACATATATCTCAACATCTGAAGATTTACGTTCTGATGAAATTATTTTTGGGTATGAAGATGGTAATTTAACTAAAAGAGTAGAATTAAGAATTACTGGAGTTTTAAACAAATTTGTTTCTATTGTTGATGCTAAATTAGCAAATGAAGGTGAAGAAATATATGTTAAAAATGTTGGTGAGAAAATATTAAATCCAGAATCTAATAAAACTAAGAAAGAAATATTTTCTAATACATGGATTTACAATACATCATCTAGATATCAGATAGAACCAACTATTTCTGGATCAACTTTTGTACTTTATTCAGATATTGATAAATCTAGTCTAAAAGTTGGTGATTTTGTATCACTTTTAGAGAGAAATACTCAAATAATTGTAGAACATAATAATCAAAAGTTATCAACTCTTGAGATAGAGTCTATTGTTCCATCTACAAGAACAATCACTGTTGGTGGATTGGGTTCTTGGCAACCACCAACAAAAGCAGATGGTAGTCAATTTGAGTTTGATATAAGAAGAGTTCTAGAAACTGCATCTAGTTCTGAAACTCCAATTAAGTATGGTAATAATAAAATAACTTCAGATATTCAGAATGTTTATAATGATTCTGATAAAAATCTTTATGTTTCTTCCAATTCATTACCATCATATGATCTTAAAGTAGGTGCTGCCAATACAACTACTAAAACACATGCTGGTATTGGTACTATAACTGATAGAGTAGGAAATACTGATAATTATAATACAATAGCATTTCCAGATACTGTTCCTTTTGTTACTGGTGATGTAGTTTATTACACTCCAGAAGATGAACCTATTGTTGGATTAAGCACTGGTCAATATTATGTAAAAGTTTTACCTAATTTTGATAATAGAATAAGACTTTATAAGTCTAGACCATTTATTTTTGCTGATAGTGATACAAAACCAACTAATATTGGTCTTGGTACTCTTGCACCTAATACAGGATCACATACGTTTACTTTATTACAACAGTATGGTAAACAGATAGATTCTCAGAAGGTATTTAAAAAATTCCCATTATCTACAAATATTAAATCTGGAACAGCAACTAAAACGAAAGCAGGTTCAGTAGGATTATTAAAAAATGGTGTTGAAATTTATAATTATAAGTCAGATGATATAATTACTTATGGTCCAATAGAACAAGTTACTGTATTGAATAGTGGTTCTAATTATGATGTAATTAATCCACCAAAATTAACATTATCTGCTCCCCCTCTCGGATTTACTACTGCATTAGTTCAACCAGTAGTTAGTGGTAATATTAAAGATGTCTATATTGATGTACAAGATTTTGATATTGTAAAAGTTAACTCAATAACAATTTCTGGTGGTAATGGAAGTGGTGCTACTTTAGAACCAATTTTAGCAAGAAGATATAGAGATTTATTATTTGATGCTCGTCTTACTACAAATTCTGGTGGTGTTGATCGTGTTAATGATAATATTAGTTTTGATCTAGATCATAATTTATTAAGTGGAGAACCATTAGTATACAATAATAATGGTAATGATAATCTTGGTATTTCGACTAATTTAGCTATTAATGTTGAAACAGGACAAACATTACAGAGTGGGTCTAGATATTGGCCTAAAGTAATTAATCCTAAGACTATTCAATTATATGCAACAGAATCTGACTATTCTACTGGTATTAATACAGTAGGATTTACAACAGCAGGTACAAGTGGTGTACATAAATTTACTATTTTTGGTGATAAAAATACTTTACAATCAATTAAAGTTATTGATTCTGGATCTGGATATACAAATAGGAAATTAATTGTAAATCCATCAGGAATTAGTACAGTAAAAGATACTGTTACTTTTAATAATCATGGATTTGGTAATGGTGAATTAATTAAATATAATTATGAAACTACAGCAATATCTGGACTTTCAACATCAAATCAATATTATATTATTAAAGTAGATGATGATAGTTTTAGATTGGCAGATGCTGGTATTGGTGGAACTATAACTTCTAACTTTACTAGACATAACTATACCCAATTTTCAGGTTCAGGTTCAGGATATCAATATTTTGAGTATCCATCTATAGAAATTACTGCAGATGTTGAATATTCTCCAACTTCAGCAACAAGATCAGGTATTATAACTGCAACTCCAATCGTTCGTGGTGGAATAACACAAATTTATACTTATGGAAATGGAACTGGGTATGGATCTACAATATTAAACTTTGAAAGAACACCAATACTGAGTGTAAATGCTGGTAAGGGATGTCAATTAAAACCAATTATTACTGCTGGTAAGATTGTTAATGTAGAGATACAGAATAGAGGTAATAACTATACTGCTGCTCCAGATTTGGAAGTTGTTGGTATTAGTAGTGGTATAGGTGCTAAATTAAGAGCAGAATTAACTAATGGTCAGGTTACTGGAGTTAAAATATTAAGTAAAGGTATTGATTATAATCCCGATAAGACTTCTATTAAGGTAACTTCTCCTGGAAACGGATTAATTGAAGAATCTAAAGTTAGAAAATTAAGTATTAATAATTATGAGAGATTTGGTGGTGAGTACCTTATAGATCGTGGATCTAGTTTACAGTATTCATTTATTGGATATTCTACGTCTAAAGGATTTGCTGGTGGTATATTTAATGATCCAGATCCAAATACAGGACATTCTCCTATAATTGGTTGGGCATATGATGGAAATCCAATATATGGACCATATGGATATAGTGATCCATTAGATAAAGATTCTACTGTTAAAGTATTACAAACTGGATATGATCTTACTACAGTTACTAATAGACCTATAGGTTTTAGTAATGGGTATTTTGTTGAAGACTATAAGTTTAATAATTCAGGAGATCTTGATGTAAATAATGGTAGATATTGTAAAACACCAGAATTTCCTCAAGGTACATATGCATATTTTGTAGGTATATCTACAGATGGTCAATTAAAACCAGAATTTCCATATTTCATTGGTGATTCGTACAGATCAGATCCAGTAGAAGATAATTTTGCATTAACAAATAACCAAAATACATTTAACTTTAATAGTTCAGGATTGATGAGGAATACTCTTCCATATCAAGTATCTGAAGAATATTCTGATAATGATTTTATAATAGAATCTAATGAAGCAGTTGAACAGATTTCAGTAATTGAGTCTGTTACTAGAGGTTCTGTTGATTCTCTACAAATTGTTGAGGCAGGTAGTAATTATAAGGTAGGTGATAGTGCATCATTTGATAATACAGGCACTAAAGGTAGTGGTTTAAGTGCTGAAGTATCTAAAGTTAAAGGAGTACCTATTACCAATGTTACAACTACTATAACAACTTATGATGATGTTCCTTTAGTTTGGAATAATGAAAATCAAATATCTGCATATATTGCAACTTCTCATAATTTAATAAGCAAAGATATAATATCATTATCTGGGGTTTCTACTACATTAGCGGGGGTTAATGAACAAAACTATCAAATAGGAGTAACTACATCAGTTGCAATTTTATATAAAGATCTTCCAGCAAACTCTACTGTTGGTGTTGTAACTGACATTTACTTATCAACTATACCAAATTCTATTTCTGTTGGGAGTAGTATTGGTATAGGAACTGAGAGATTGAGTGTTCTTAATGTATTTGATGAAAGGAGTATTTTAAGAGTAAAAAGAAACTCTAAATTAGGAACAGCATCCACAGTTTCAACAAGAGTTGAGGAAATTCCATCTTATTTGACTATTCCTGCAAAATCTAAGTATTTTGATTCTAAAGTAAACGATATTGTATATTTTAACCCTAAACAGGCTATTGGTCTTGGAACAACTGCTGGTATCAGTACTTCGGTTAATTATTCTTATGGTGAAATTAATGAAGTAGTTTCTATTCAACATCAAAGTTTATATTTACCAAATCATCCATTTAAGAATAATCAAGCAGTAACATTCACAACACCAACTGGTACTATACCATTATCTGTAAAAGATACACCTACTGGACAACAATTTAATACTCCTGCTTCAGGTTCTACACAAACTTTATATGTAATTAATAAGTCTAAAGATTATATTGGACTTACTACCCAAATAGGATTAACTACAAGTACAGATGGTCTATATTTTGCAACTAATGGTGTGAGTAATTTTGAGTATTCATTAACTACAAATTATACACAAAATAGAGCTAGAATTGATAAAATAGTGGCAAAAGTCACTGTTTCTGAAGAACACAAATTATCTAATCAAGATATTATTAAATTGACAGTTGTTCCTAATCAATCTGTTGGTATTGGTACTTCTACAGGAATATATGTAAAATATATTCCAGATGAGGATATAATAGTAACTAATCCAATAGGGTTTAGTTCTGTTGCTGTTAATACTAATGGTGGAAATATAAGTATATCTGATCATCCATTTAAGACAGGAGATAAAGTATTTTATGATGGTATTACTGGATCTCCTTCAGGAATATCTACTGGTAAGTATTATATCTACAAAAATGACTCTAGTAATATTAATATTGCTGAAACATATAGTGATGCTATTAATGGTAACATAGTAAGTCTTGGATCTACTGGTGGAATAACACAAGAAATATCAAAATTACATCCACCAATCAAAGTTCTTAGAAATAATAACTTAGTTTTTGATCTTTCTGATACTTCTCTTTCTGGACGTGAATTTAAGTTATTCTATGATTCAGAATTTAAGAATGAATTTGTATCTACAGGATCTACTGATAACTTTGTATTAACTGGAGTGGGAACACCTGGAACTACTGGTGCAACATTAACATTAAGATATACTGCAAATAATCCACAAACTCTTTACTATAATCTTGAAAAATCTGGTTATATTAGTACATCAGATGTAACATATAAGAATAATTCTTCAATTGTTTATGGTAATAGTTCATATAACGATTATTATTCAATATTTGATGTAACTGCAACAACTTTTGATATCCCATTAACTGGACTTCCTGAAAAATTAGATTATACACAATCTAATACAGAAACATTAAAATATTCTACAAATGCATCTACTGCTAGAGGTGGTGTTGATACGATTAACATAACCTTTGGTGGTTATGGATATAAGAGATTACCATCTTTTGTAAGTATTGCATCTACTCAAGGATCAAATGCAGAATTACTACCAACATCCAAGAAGGCAAATAAGATTAATGAGGTAAGAATTAAAGATCCTGGATTTGAGTATTCTTCAGATCAAACTTTAAGACCAGAAGCATTTGTTTCTCCAGTAATTAGTGTAGTTAATTCAGATGTAATTGAGAAAATTAATATTGTTAGTGGTGGTAAAAATTATACTGCTGCTCCAGATTTAGTAGTTGTAGATCCTAATACAGGAACTAAATCTACTGAAGGAATAATAGAAAGTACATTGAATGGAACTTCTATTAACAAAGTTAATATTATAGAATCTCCTAAAGGATTAACTGCTGTAGAACAATCTATTAAAGCAATTAATAATACTAACGGATTTGCTATTAGAACAGTCACTG